CTTCGAGATGACGTCGCCGTCGCCGGTCTTCGACTGGGTTTCGGCCTATGTCGCCAAGGCCCAGCGCGCTCTGATCAACGACCCGGCGCGGCCGCTGCAGACCTTGACGCTCAATACCGTCAAGCTGGCGCCGTTGCAGGATCGGTTCGATACCATCGAGCTCAACTCGCTGGCGGAGAACGGCATGGCGACTCAGAAGGCCGGGTCCGATAATCAGCCGATGATCAGTCGCGAGACCACGACTTATCAGCTCAATCTTTATGGCTACACCGATGACGCCTATGAGCTGGTCACGACGCTGGCGACCTTGGCGCGGCTCATCCGCAATCAGCGGCAGGCGATCACGAGCAAATTCCCGCGGGTGAAGCTCGCCGATGACGGCACGCGGTTCGGGCCCGGACAGGCGATCGTCACGCCGGGCATCATCAAGGGCGAGCTGATCGCCGAGTATGTCCAGGACATGTGGAACGGCCTCGTCGAAAACCTGACGGCGTTCAAGGCCAACCTGTTGGTCGAGCGCGACCCGAACGATCCGAACCGGGTCAACGTGCTCTACGGTCCGGACCTGATCAACCAGCTCCGCGTCTTTGCGGTGCTGGCGCAATTCCGGCTGCAGTACGATCGCGGCATCGACACTCAGATCCTGGGGGTGAACCCCAGCACGATCGGTGTGACGGGCACGTTGCCCACGTTCGGCCTGCAGGGCTGAGGCAGTTCCTCCCCACCTGGTGCGTCGCGTCTGGCGCACCCTTTTTCCCTAACATGACAGGAGGCTCTCTTGGCGGTGAGATTCGCAGGCATCGCGTTTCTGTCTGTCGATGGAAACCAGTATCAGCTACGCGGTAACTTTACCGTTTCACCAAGTCCGGTCGAGCGAACGATGATCGCCGGCCAGGACGGCGTTCACGGCTATCAGGAGCTGCCGCGGGTGCCCTATATCGAGGGCGACTTGTCGACGGTGCCGGGGCTGAACTTCGAGGATCTGCTCTCTCAGGTCAACTCGACGGTGATCGCCCAGCTGGCAAACCAGAAGCAATACACTCTCCAGGGCGCGACGGTGAAAGGCGGTTTCGAGTTGAACACTCGGGACGGTCAGGCACGGGTGCGCTGGGAGGGAATCACCTGTCTCGAGATCGATCTTTAACGGAGGCGCTCCATGAATGTGCGTGAGGGATTTGTAGATCATCCGACGTCACAGCCGGTGGCGAACGGGGGCAAGGTGCCGATCATCGACGAGTCGCCGATCGACGCGGCGCCGCCGCCGACGCCCGTCGAGGTATGGCCGGTGCGCGTCAAGCTGCTTCACAAGCCGGTCAAAAATATGCGCGGCGAGAGCGTCGACGAATTGGTCTTTCGCGAGCCGACGGGCGGCGATATCAACCGTTACGGCAACCCCTGTCGCATCAACAGCGACGGCGAGGTGATGATCGACGAACCCAAGATGGCGCGGGTGATGGCGGCGCTGTGCGGCATTCTCCTGCCGAACCTCGAAGCCATGGACCCGCGCGATTGGAATTCGTGCGCCTATCGCCTGCGAAATTTTTTCTTGCCAGAGGTGGCGGCCTGGTAGGAGCCGACGAGTCGCTGATTCTCGACTGCTACCGTCTGGCGAAATACTACTCCACCTCTCCCGACATTTTCCTCCAGCTTCCGATCAGTGAAGTCCAACTTCACCTTTATCGAACCATTCAGCTCACCAACCTGATGCTGCGCGAGCACGAAGAGCATGAGTGAATTCGAGGAACTTCGGATCAATGTAAGAACCGAGCCGGAGAAAGCTTCCGAGCATACGCGGCAGCTGCAGGACTCCTATCGCCAGATGGCGAACCCGCAGCAGGCCCAGCAATTCGACAAGCTCGGCCGGCAATTGAAGCAGACCGAAGCCGGTATCAAGGCGCTCGGGGAAGGCGCCGACAAGACTCAATCGGGCTTCGGTGCATTTGCGTCCGGATTTGGTCGCCTGGCCGGCAGGCTGACGATCATCAAGGCCGCAATCGACGTGGCCAAGATAGCGGCCGACACATTCAACCAGACCGCCGCTCGCCATCTCGAGGTTCAAAATCTCGCCACGCGGATGGGGGGTGTCCACGCCGCGCAGATGAACGAAGACGTCAAGGCGATGGGCACGGCGCAAATCGAACGTGGCCGCGCGATGTCGATGCTGGAAAAGTTCAACGAGAAAATGCTGGACTTCAAAGACAAGACGAACAGCTTCCGCCGCGACATATTGGCGGATGTCCAGGGGCCGTTCGTCAGCGTCGTCGAGAAGCATTTTGCCGAGCTCGCGAAGGCGCCCGATCTCGAGAGCTGGATGAACCTCGTTCGTCGGTTCGCGGAGCAGATCGACAAATATTACACCGAACGCGGCGACCCTGCGCGGGGGGCGCATGAGCGCGCCGCATATCTCGAGCGCTGGTTCGGTGTGCCCGACATCATGCAGATGCACGAGGATTTCAAGCAGGTATCAGACGACACGAAGAGGGCGTGGGACGAGCAAGGCAAGGTCCTGACCGAATATTACCGGGTGTCGTCGGACATCGCCGACAATTGGGAAAAGATCATTCGCGGAATCGTCACCACCACCCTCGAGCAGCTCGGTATCACGTCCGGCCTGCAAAAGTTCGATGAGTTGCTGGCGCGCGGCGCGCGTGAGCACGAAGAACTGGGGGCGATGACTGCGGAACAGCGGGTGGAATATGAGGCCAGGCTGCGGGCCGCCGGCGACGAGTTCTGGCGCGAAAAAGGCATCATGGAATTTCTGCGCCAGCTTTGGAACGATCCTGACTTCGCCAAGAAGCTGGTTCCGCCACCGCCGATAGGGCGTGCTGCGCATCTGCTTGAAGATTACAACGACAATGCGTCCGATCTACTGCTTGAATCAAAGCGGCTGGTCGAGAACATTGCCAGGCTTAACTCGCTGCTGTCCGGCGAGACCGGGGGCGCGCTGAGCAGGTTCGACGCCATGTTCCACAATCGCCCGATGGGCGGCGCGCACGGCGAGAGCAACCCGATAAAATTGCCGAACAGTGTGCCGCAGCCGGGGGGCGGCGCAGCGGCTGAGGCGCGTGACTTCGAGCCGACCGGCTCGACGATTTATTACACGGCGCCGACGGGTAGCAAGTCTGCCAAATATACCGATCCGGCCAGCGGCGAAAGCTACACCGATTACACCAAGCCGATCGGGCCGCCGGCGAGCGGATTGCCCAGTGAGACGCCGGGCATAGCCTACGGCTATCGCAATTTGCCTAAGCATGGCGCCGATCGGTTGGGAGGCTATTATCTCGCCACGCCGAAGGATGGCCAGAACGCCGGGCAATCGTTCGTGCTGCCGCATTCCGACTCCGGTCCCGGCGCGGGGCACGGCGAGAGGCTGGATTACAACGCGCCGGCGGCCCAGATGGTTTTTGGGTCCATGAAGGAGTCCGCGATAAAAGGCGGAGCGTATCTTCATTACATCGGAAAGGATTTGCCGGAAGGCGTCAGCGCCGGAAGACAGTCGCCATTCGAGGATTTGTCGGGATACGGTTTATCGCCAGCGCACTCCAAATTCATTCAAGGACAGAGGGCGGCGCGAACGTTCGGGTTCGGGACGTCGGCGATGACACTCGGAACGGGGGGCGGCTCTGGTGGAGGGGATGTTCGGTTCGGAGATGCGGGGGCTGGATCGAAAAGTGCCGCTCTTGATATCGGGCGCAAAGCGGTCGATCGCGTGCTCGGCGATCAAATCGACGTCAGCGGCAAACTGAACGTGAAGGTCGATGCGCCGGCCGGGACGACCGTTCGCGCCGCGGGTTCAGGCATGTTCGCGAATGCCGTGACGGTCGATCGCGGTATTGCGCCGGCGAATTGATATGGCCGAATTCGACGAACTCAAACTTCAGGTCTCGCTGGCCGACAACGCGACGCCACAGCTGCGCGCGCTCAAGCAGTCGATCGATGATCTGGGCGGTGGCAGCAGCGCCCAGAATCTGGAGCGACTGAAGCGCCAGAGCAGTGAGCTGGATGAACAGCTGCGCAAGCTCGTCGAGACCATTTCGAAGGGTCCGAA